AGAAATCAACGGTCTGTACACTCCCCGGATCGAACTCGCGCACATCCATAAGGTGTTGCACGATATCACTCTGGATATTCATGCGGATCTGCACGTCAAACAGGTGCCAGTACTCCCGCAGGTACATCGTGGTATGCTCCACGATATACGAGTGTCGCGGCAGGGAGTACCGTACACCGGCAAGCAGGATCAGATCGTCAAAGGGAGGGGTACCGTGTTCATGCGCCATGTGCTGCATCCTGGTCCGTGTGATACGCGGTAAAGAAAACGCTACCCGTCTCCGCCAGCACCATAACCGGGTCGTCGATTGCATACGCGTCGTACGCATACACCGTACCGACAGAAACGAGCGTACCGTGATCGTCGCGCTCTGCCGTATCCGCCAGCAGGTACGGATTGTCGGTCAACGCGCCGATATCCTCCGCACAAAGCGCATCCCATCCGTTGCCGAGCTGATGCTCTATCAGGTCAAAAAAGATGTCCGTCGTGCCGCGAACGTACCGCGCCCCGCGTGAGTGTGCATGCTCGCGCTCTACCAGCAACGCGCCCAACTCGTCGCGCCCCTCATCGGAGAGCGAGATCAATAGCCCCTTGTCCGTCGTGTCGAATACTACGTAGCTCATACCCGCCCCTCTTGCTGCTTGTGGATCTCTTTGCACTCCGCGCAGAGATCCCAATCCAGTTGATCGTGCTGTACGAATTCCATACACCCGGAGCAGCGCCCGATATGCTGCTCCTGTTGGCACGTCACGCACATCTGAAAGTGATCTCCGTTGTGGGTACCCTCTGCTACCCGCTCATCCTCCTGAACAATGCCGCACACGTAGCATTGTGCGTGTGTCGCAGCGAGATCGATCAAGTGCATCTCATTCGTATCCGTGTCTACCACGATCCATGCCGAATCCGTGTTGATCCTGTCCTGCATTGCGATTGCCATGTCTACCTCTCCTGCACTACTGCGCTGATCGCCGCCAGCTTGCCACCGTCCAGCGTGTAAAACGCGCCGATCATCTGTGAGGCGAACCCGATCCCCCGATACGCTTTCCAGGGATTCGATGTCCGCCTATCGTCACGGTATTTGGTGATGATCCCGATCTCCCGCCCGTCCAGCACAACCGCATAGGCGATATCCACGCCGGGGATCGTGATCCGTTTCAACTCCGCGCCTGTACCCGCCATCCCTGTACCCTCCTGCATAAACGCCCGATACATACACTCTACACCCGCCGGACATAAATACGCATGATACGCGCCTTACGCGCTCCTGATACGCGCCTTACAGCGCGTTGTAGCGAGCAGCAATACCCTCTGCACGGAGCTTCGCATCCTCTACCGATGCGAGTAAACGCCCGGATACCCGCCCGGTGTCTACCTCTATCACCATGAGCCACGCGCGGCCCCGATCCCCGCATGGAATGATCTGCATATCAAGCCCGCCATACTCCGTTATCCACTCCCCGCGTATGGCGGGGTGCCACGTCACGAGATGCGCCGGATCGCGCATCTGTGCATCCAGGTCCATGCTGTCAAATACTGGCATCCCTGTACCCTCCTGATAAACGCCCTGTAGCGCGTCCAGTGGCGCGGAGAGAGGCGATACCCTGTATACCCGCCCCTCTCTACCCTCTGCGCTCTACGCGCCTCTCACGCCCTTACAGCGAACCGTAGTGCTCTTTCCGCGCATGCTCCCAATCCTGTATGTCCTGTGCTACCTCTGCTACCTGCTTCTGGATCGCCGTAAGGCGCTGCATCGGTGTCCGGTGTCCGTCCTCTGCGATGGTGCCGATATGGGCAACCGTCGCCTGTAGCCATCCCATCATGTAGGCATGCTCCAGACGGTACGTTGTGTCTTTGTCGAATTCCATCCCTGTACCCTCCTGTACTCTATAGCGCCGGTATACGTACCGACTCGGACCATGTGAACGGACCACGGAATACCCGCACCTTATATACCTGCTCCGCGCTGCTCCAGTATCGCGCCGTGATTTCGTCACGCGATCCGGTACTATTCCAGTAGTGCAGCGTGTACCACGTTCCCATCATGCATGGCACCATATACTCTGTACCGTAGCGGATACCGTTATCCCACGAGCGCACCCGATCCCCGTTCTGAATGATGCGCGATGCGAGCAGATCGAGTCGTCGCTGGCGGGTATCGTGTGCGGCGTTGCGTACCTCTAGCTCATGTTCAAACGCGGCGAACCAATCCGCACCCGATTCCGTTCGCCGGATCGCGTCAATCTGCCATTGCTCCATCCCTGTACCCTCCTGTATACGTCCTACCAGATACGAAACGAATACCCGCCGCTGTCGTCGTGATCCCGTACGTGTCGTACATCCCCGTCGCGGTCCAGGATACCCGGCGCATGCTCATACAGAGCTACCTCGTACTCGTACTGCTCCCATAGCGACTCCTGATCCTGCTCTAGTGCGAGGGTATACTCCCGCACCTCTTTCCGGTAATTGCTCCGCATCAGGCGATACGCGAGTCGCGCATCGTGGACGAGGACGGTAGTATGCTCTGCTGTGTACATGCTCATAGCCGGGTATCCTCCTGTAGAGACGAGGTACTACACCTCGTATACTGTCCGCATCCCCGCCCAATACCGGCGCAGAGCCGACTCTCTGCGCTGCTCCTTACGCCGCTGTACCCTCTCCTGCTGGACGAGGGACTCGGTATACAACTCCCACAGCACAGCACGAACCGCCTCAAATGTCGCATCGTCCAGCGACTCCCATGCGCCCATGCCCGTATGCGTATCAAACAGGGGATTCAGGATCGCCGCTGCACGTTGCCATACCTCCGGGAATAGCCGGATCGACTCGTCCGCTCGTCCACAGTACGATCCCGACTCGAACGTGATCGGAGATACACCGTGCTCACGGATCGACGCGCTAGCCCATACATAGGTACCCTCGTCCGCATCATGTACCCGGCATGAGCGAATCTCTCTCACTGGCGGGAGGAGTCGCATACGCATATTCCGCCGATCCCGCAGAGGTACCGCCCACGAGAGGAACGACTCCACATCCGCCATACCGCCCGGTAGCACCTCTACCCCCGGCGCATCAGCAGGATCAACGCGCATGGTACGCGCGTCGCCGCGCTGATGCTGGTACTTCCATCCTTGCCACGTTCCATCGGCGTACTGCTCTACAACCGGGTACCGGCGCGTATACCCGTAGTCGTCCAGACCTAGAGCGGGAGTACCGCCCACGATGATCCACAAGCGGACAACCTCCGTCGTATCGTCGTCACGGTGTACCCGCAACCGTGTAGCGCATGCCCCCGCCTCTAGTACTTCTATTCTCATGCCCGTACCCTCCTGTATGTGTTCTGTATCGGCTCTCCCGCCCGTTACGGGAGAGCACATACCGTTATCCCATAATCGCCGCGCTAGCTCTGCGCGTACGTCTCCGCTTTCAGCCACGAGTAAAACGCCGCTGTAAATCCGTGCCGCCGCATCTGGTACAGGTCTGAATCGGAGAGATTCGTGTGCCGGATGTCGCCTGTAGCGGGATTGAATTCCCACACGTTGATCGGATCGCACCCGTCCGGCGCGTTATGATTGTGTACCCGGAGGTAGATTTCCTGTGTCCCTGTGCTCACCTCCCGCACATGGTACACGCGGATATCCCGCAACGTATTACCGAATCCGCGCATAGTAGAGCGGTCAAAGAAATGTCTACCCGCTGCGATATTGATCCGTTTCACGTCCTGTAGCGTGTAGCGCCGATGCTGTACCGATCCTGATGTGCTCATGCTGGTATCCTCCTGTAGAGCCGGAACCGGGGTACCCTCTTTCGGTACCCGGCGCTTAATGAGCCTGTAGATCCCCTGTCCAGAGGCGCGATACTCCCGGATATCCGCCCGTGCCTCTGCGCGGGTATCGTACGCCGCGCAATCCTCCCATCCGAACCGCGATCCGAAACACCCTTGTATGGTCCACTCGTCGCGCGTTTTGCGTACGTATCCCATCTGTATACCCTCCTGTAGTGCGGGTACCATGCGGTACCCGCGTATCCGTCCGTCCAGTATCAGATCAACGTAGAGCGGTTATTCTTTACATGTACCCGCCCGGACCACGGGTTAACCCATACCCGCCGCATCGACTCATCGTCGTATCCAAGGATCGACTCCGGACTGTCACCGATCATCGCCGCGTCTACCTGTCCGTGTGCCGCATCAAGGAGATCCCCCGGCTGTACATTGAACCCGCACCCGTCTATCAGCACGAGTCGGTACGCGGGGAATTGTGCGGCCAGCTCACGCTGTAGCATCCACTGGACCGGGCCGGTAGTCGCGCTGTACTTCGTGGTATTTACTACCACCATCTCCCATACCGAATCCACAACGGCGATACACGTCGAATAGGACCAGTAGACGCCGGGAGTACCCTCTACCGTGTAGAGCTTTGCTCCCTTGCGCCCCTCTCCCATAGCCGGGATCGATCCGTCCTGAATCCGTGCCGCTACGTCCGCACTCACTACCCGCACATCCGCGAACCGTGGTGATCGTGCCATACCCGTATCCCTCCTGTATAAAAAATGTATCTACCCCTGATTATAGACCATTGGATATAAACGCTAATGATACGCGCCTCACAATTCCCTGATACGACGGTGATAAACGCGCAAGGTAAACGCCGTCCGCTACTTTGCCTGTACCCGCGCTATAAACGCCTGTAGCGCCTCTACAGCCGCCGACTCGGTATCGTGTGCAGAGCTGGTCACGTATTGCCCGATCCCGCTCTGCTGGACTATCGCGCTACGCCGCCATACCATCAGCGCATAGCGCGATCCGATCCTGTCTACATATGACCATACTGTAGGTAAACGCCGCGCAAGGTCCGACTCTCTACCGTGTCGCATGCTATACCCCTCCGATTCCATCAGGCAATGAGCGGAGGGTATCGTACTCGTGTACTCCCTCCGTGCTCCCGGATCATCCCCGGCCCATAGCGCGCGCCATGTCGATTTGACTCGCCCATGCGTACATCATGTACCCTCCACGGATGCGCCGGAATATACCCGGCGCAATTCCGATCCCTCTCTCAAGGTACCTATCACGAGCGAACCGTGATACCTTGCCACATGTAAACGACTCCATACCTACCCCTCCTGTAGCACGGCGATAGCCGCTAGCAATTCCCCGGCTGTACACGCAAAGTACAGATCCCGTGTGCGGATGTATGCATTGTGTCCGCTCTGCGCTAGAACACTCATGCGGATACCTGTTATACGTTTACCCGCTAGCGTGTTCATTGTGTGCCATGTAACCCCGATCCCGTACTCGTCGCAGAGCCGATCCGTAGCCGCACACAATGACGGTACCCCTAGCACATTGCAGAGATCCCGCGCATTGTGGATCGGCCATTGGTCCACCGGATCGCCATTCCGGATCGCCGTCTGTAGTCCGTACTGAACCATCCTGCTACCCTCCCTATTAATCGTGTTCATATTCCCATCCTCCCCATATACCCGTAGCGAAGTCGTACGACTGATGTACTTCGGTACCCGGTAGCTCTGTACCATCCGCAAGATACGATCTCCCCCAACACCGTAACCATAGAGTCGGCGTACCGTCGTACTCCTGATACGATATTGATCCGCGTACGTTCTGCTGCTCATAGCGCCAATGCATATTTACCGCGCTACTACCATGCATGTACGTTTCATGCTCCGCGCTACGACTCCATATTCCTAACGCGTCTAGGCGCGCCTGAATCGCCGCTAGTATCTGCTCCGACTCGATCATCCTCATACCCTCCTGTACCGTACGTATGCTGTATTGCATACGCCGCGCATGTACCCCGGAGGGTACAGCGTAGCGTCTGAAATAGAGCCGGACTACTCTACCGCTGTACCGTCCGCCAGTTGTGCGAACCATGCCGGATCGCGCTGTTCTGCGCGTCGTCCGGCGATCCATGCGTTGATGTGCTTTGACGTGGTAGAGCTGTATTTCTTATTGGTCCGGTAGTACGTACCCTGTACGCGTGCTGCTACCGGAGTCGAATACGAAAACAGGATCTGTGCATGCGGGAGTGTGAGTAGTGTTTGATTCGATCCCAACTGTACGACTGATAACGCCATTGTGTTATCCCTCCTGTACTGCTGTAGCGCCAGTATCGCGCCACGCATTGATAGCGCGCTGGTACTGATTCATAGCCGTCTGTAGCGCGTCAAAGTGTGTAAAGGACGGATCAGCACGGAATAGCTGATACGCTATATCTAGTGCCTGTCTCATAGCCGGGAGTCCGTCTACCCTTGCCATAGCTCTACCCTCCGATCCGCACCGATGATCCGCAACGGGAGTCCCCGGAGTACTGGACGGTTAACCCATTGTCGGCACACGTCAAACGATGCAAAACGGCACGTAAAATACCGATCCGTCCGGAGCTTTACGCATAGTTCACACTCCGATCCCGCCTGATGCATCGACTCGCCGCTGTACCTCGTAATCGTGATTACCTCGCACTCCCGCGCATGTCGCAGTAACCATCCTAGATTCTTTACCTCTGTACATGTACCGTCTGTCCGTGTAACGTATGCCGCCATGCCTGTATACCTCCTGTGACGAGGTACCCGATCCAACCGTACCGGGTACCTATCCCATAATCCGCTATCCGAACCGTTTACCCGACTCTGTAAAGGTGTATTCGTTTGCCTCTATACTTTCGTCTACCGACTCGTTGCTGTTCTGGTACTCGTACTCCGATTCCAAACTGGAGTAGATCCAATCTGCAAATTCCCGGAGTACCTGTACTACCTCGTATCCGTCCGAATCGGTATCACGCTCATACGAGGTATAGAAATCGTCGTCATGCCGGGATACCGTAATTGCCATACTCCCGCTATGCTGGTACCGTCCGCTCTGCGATACATGCGCAGAGAGGGAATAGAAATTCCGGCGCTGTACCCGGTACAGGCGATCAGCGATCCCGTGTAGCTCTGTGTCCTGTGGGAATTCAGCACGGACAGCCGCACACGATCCGCGCTTGTACTGGTACTCTCCCTCCCATGATGCGCCGTCCCCTTGCGACGCGAATCCGCTGAACCATATACGAGGGGAATACCCGGTACTCCCTCCCATAGTTTTATGCGACTTTGTACCGATCTCAATCCCTAGCAGCGTTGCGGCTGTAGTCGCGGCCTCATACACGAACTCGTACCAGTCCGAGTCGGTACATACTCCCTCTCTGTACCATTCCCTAGCGCGATCCTTTGCGGACTCGTCCAGTTCGCTGAACTGGTACACCTTTGTCTCTACTACGTGCATACCCGTACCCTCCTGTATCACGATCAATAATTCCGTGCTGCAAAGGACTCCCACGAGTCCATGTGTACACAATCGCTGTAGTCCGGCTCTGTGTCGTCTACCGGACACATATACAGCGGTCTATCATGCTCGTCCGTGCCGACACACACGAGCGTACCCGCGTCTATCAGCCGTCGCATATGGGGAGGGTTAACCCGTCCCTCATACACATCACGAGCGGAGTACAGACAATAGTGAGTCTGTCCGCTGTAGGTATGCCATTCCGTCACATAGGCGATCCGTGTGCCGTGCTCGTCACAGCGGACAATGATCCGATCTACCTCTGCGTTAAGCATCAGAATCCGATCCCCTTAAGCGCCGTGATATCCTTATGTGCCGCTGTCCTGTCCAGTACCCGGAATACCCGATCCCACATACGCGCCATAGCAGGATCATCCCATGTAGACCGGACGTGCTCCGCTTTATCCGCGCATACGTCCGCTAGCATCCGGAGTACTCCCGCCATACCGATCCGATCTACCAGCATCTCTAGATCCGCCTGATCCATTCCTATACCCTCCTGTATACGTGCCGTCCGGCTGTCCTATCCCATAACCGAACCTGATAGTATCCTACTCCTTAACCCGCCGATCCGATCTGATAGAGAGGTGATATTCTCCTGATACGTAGCATCACAGTCCTGTATGGGATAAACGCGGGATAAACGCGGGATTCTGTCCAGTCTGATCGCGGGATGATCGCCGGGTACCCTCGTGTGTACCCGTCCGGTACCCTCCGTGTACCCTCCGCTGTACCGGGTACCCTCGTGATAAACGCGGGATAAACGCGGGATACCCTCCGCGATAAACGCGGGATAAACGCGGGAATCCTCGTCCGGTACCCGCGTGTCCGGTACCCGGTACCCTCGTCCGTCTGGACAGCCGGGTACCCTCCTGTCCGGACGAGGTACAGAGCCGGGTACCCTCGTCCGTCCAGTGGACGAGGGACAGAGCACGGACCATACCCGGCTGTCTGGTACCCTCGTCCGCTGTACCCTCCTGTCCGGCTGTCTGTGTATGAGGGTATGAGGGTAGAGCCGGGTATTGTGTCCAGTGACAGGATTCGTCACAGTCCGGAGCTTTTTAATGTGACGTGCTCTGTCACAGAGGGACAGCACAGAGCCGGGTAGAGACGAGGTAGAGCCGTCCGGTATGGACTGGACGAGGGACAGCACAGAGCACGGTACAGCCGGACAGAGCCGGGTACAGTACCTCGTGTGTCCGGACAGCGGACAGCACGATACAGCCGGGTATAGTCCGGCTGTACCTCGTGTGTAGCTGTACTGGTCTACAGCTCTACCATACGGTACCGTGTCTCTGTCCGTGTGCGGGAATCACAGTACCGGGTATGAGGTACCCGGTACTGTGTCCACTGGACGGTATGAGCGTATGTCAATCTAGATCGTGTCCGTATCATAGAACGGGTAGAGCCGGGTAGCATCTTTGTAGGTATAGGGTACAGAGCCGGAGTACCCGTATATCGCTGTGTATTCGGCATTCCCTGTCCGCACAAAGAGTCCACGCATGTCATTATCACGCATGTACCGCTGTGCTGTCTGTGACAGGTACGATCCTGCTATGCTGTCCGGATTCCGCGTGTCCGTATCCTGTGAGTCTGTGACAAGGGACCAGTCCGGACCATTAAAGAATTCTGATCCTAGGCATACATGTACTGGTAGTCCGGCTCTGTCCGTCCGTTTCTTTCGTGCTGTCATGTCCGTATCCCTCCTGTAATGCCTCTGTGACGTGCTGTACTGCTCTGTACGGCTCTGTAGCGCATACAGCCGGGTATTTGTACCCGGCTGTATCAGCGTGTCTTATAGCGTGTCTGTAGCTGTAGCTGTCCGTACCTCGTCCGTGTCCCTGTCCGTCCGTCCGTCTGTGGTCCGGACAGCGATTCCGGAATCGTACCAGTGTCCACAGGGACACAGATACGGGTACGGATTCAGGGAATCGGCTCTGTCCAGACGATTCGATCCACAGGAGGGACACACGAGTACAGCGTAGAAGATGTGTGCACCATTCCACAGTACAGAGCGAATCCCGTTGATCCACGCGGAATCCCATGTATAGGTACCGTCCGGCTGTACCAGACGGACTCTGTACCCTGTGTACCCGGCTGTCCGCATGGTGATTCCCTCGTGTGTCCGGCTGTCTACGTAGAATTCAGGCATGTCTACAGCGGACAGATACCCGGTATCGTATAGTCCGTGTTTATACCCGATCTGTACCCTGTCCGGAGTACGTTTCCATGTCTTGACACTGGTAATCCGTCCACGCATGGCGGTACCGTCCGCATTAACGCGGGTACCGTGATAGAGCATGTTACCTACACAGAGGTACCGTGCATTGTCCGGCTGTAGCTGTACCATACCGTCTAGTCTGTCCGTCCGTCCGATTCTTTGTACCATGTCCGTATCCCTCCTGTATTGTGTGCTCTGTCCGATCTGTTATGAGCACGTCACAGAGCACAGAGGTACACACGAGGTACCTATTGTGCTCTGTACCTGTCCGTATCAGACGGCTGTACCTCGTGATAGACGACTCTGTACAATGGACGTTCTTTCCTCGTCTGATAGAAGCATGCGCATCCACAGGAATCGCCATGAAAGAATGAAATAGCATGCTGCTACCTGTCCGTACAGCACACTGTACCGTCTGTAGAGCCGGGTACTATTCCGTATCATGTACCTGTGCTGTCTGTAATCGCTCATACGTTCGCCGTAATAGTCCGATTCTCCACACCATAGACCACGCATGCCATTATTGTATTGTGTCCAGTACTGTCTATCCCATAGGATCGGCTGTAGCACGTGCTGTCTATGTGTCCGTTTCATACCTGTCCGTCCGATGTACCCGATCATTCCCGTACCCTCCTGTGTCTACGCGGGATTCGTTTCACGTGCGGCATATCTGTCTCTGATAGGTAGAGACAGTGATTCCCGCCATTGTAGTACTCGTCTAGATATCCCTCTGATTCCAATTCCTGTATGCTGTCCGCGTCTAGAAAATACCCGATCCAGCCCATAGATTCCGCGTGGTCTATAGCAGCGTCTATAGCGTCTGATTCTGTGGATTCGTCCACTATGATCGGACCACTGATAGCAGACAACCATACCGCGTAGAGCCGTCCGTAGAATACCTGTCCCTCGTCCGTGTCCGGTACATTGTAGATAATGCTCATTCCCGTATCCCTCCTGTATGTATCCCTATTCCGTCCGTCTACGGGTATATGAATCCGCATGCTGTAGCAGCGGACTCTATAACGCGTAGTGCCTCTGTCCGATTCCGGCTGTAGACAATAGCCACTTCGTACCCGGTATTCAGGGAATCGCATTCATTCCCTGTAGCTGTCCAGACGGACAGAATCACAGAGCACACCATGTCTACCAGATCAGAGAATCCATACCGTACCATTCCCGTACCCTCCTGTAGTGTCCGTGTGCATCATTCCAAATAATGAGCACGTCACAGAGCCGGACTGTACCCGGCTCTGTATCTGATCATTAGACGGGTATGTATAGACGGAATTCCCACGCGCTATATGTACCGTGTGCTATTTTCAATTGGTATAGCCATGCGGTACCGATCCATGTGGAGCGGATAATTATTCCCTGTCCGCGTCCGAAAGAATCGGACCACTGTACCGATTGTCCGATTGTGAATAATGGCTCTGTCCGTTTCATGTCCCTATCCCTCCTGTATGTATCCCTCGTCCGTCCGTGCTCTACTCGTCCGTGTCCCTATTCCGGTATGCCACTAACGCGCGTATGAATTCCGTCCGTAATTCCCGCACACGGTACCGGAGTACAGCGGACACGGTATCCTGTCCACGTACTGTAGCATCGTGCTCTACCCGTCCAGTCCGGACCAGACGATCATACAGATCACAGAGCACAGAGGGTACCTGTAGCTGTACAGCACAGAGCACACGATCATAATCGTATCGTGCATCAGAACGTAGATTCCGTGCCTCAAAGTACGGATTCCATGTGTCCGGCTCTACCCGATCTACAGCCGATTCGCATGCAGACAGACGACTGTGGACAGTGTACAGAGACAGGAATGTATCAGAGTCCATAGTCCGTGCATTGTCCAGATCATACCGTGCTGTCTCTACCTCCTGTCCGATCTGTAGCATGCTCTGTAGAGCCATACGGACGGCTGTACCGTGTGTAGACGAGGGTACAGCACAGTACCGCTGATAGAGCGAATCGTAGTCCGTCCGTGCTGTCTGGTATGCATACTCCAGATCACGGACACGCTGGACCAGTGGATCAGGAGTACCACAGAGCCACGAGGGTATTCCGCTGTCCGATTCCATGTCCAGACGATCTACGAGGATATCTGCGGCCACTGTGATAGCGTCTAGAATGTTAATGCAGTCGTCCAGCATTGCGCGCGATACATTCCCGCGATTCATGATTCCCTGCGTGTACCCGATCCATACGCTGATCTGTCCAGACAGAGTCTCTATGCTCTGTCTACCTGATACCGTCCGTACCTCGTCCAGATTGTACATACCTCGTCCCTCCTGTAGTGATAGCTGTACCCGTCCGTCTGTAGTGATCATTCCCGTATCCTCCTGTATGAGCGTCTGATCCCATGATCTGAGACAATGCGGACAGCGTACCTGTCCCTCCGTCCGTAGACTGTGGTATGCCACTGTGCATACCGTGCATACAGCCGTCTGTACCGTGCTGTCCGGCTGTACTGATGCCACTGTGTAGCAGTACCAGCAATGCCACTGTGATTCACGAGGTACATACAGCACACGGACTACCTTTCCGTGCTCTGGACATGTACCGTACCTCTGTAGTCTGTCCGTCCCTGTCATTCCCGTATCCTCCTGTAGTGTGTCTGTATCACGATGATAGACACGTCACAGAGCACAGAGGGTACCGTACCTCCTGTGTTCTGTATGTACCTATGATCGATTCTTTGTGACGCGCTGGTAGCTGTACATGGTCCGCTGTAGACTCTTGAAATTGTCCGCACTAGGATTCTTTCGAAAGTCCGCTGTACTGGTATTGAACCATTCGCGGATGATTCGCCGTGCCTCTTTAATTCCGTAGACTGTGACGAGGGTATCGACGAGGGTATCAGCGTACTCTGTCTCTGTCATGTCCGGGTACCTCCTGTGTAGACCACTGTGAACCGTACACACTCATATTTTCGGCTGTAATTCCGGACCAGTCCGTATGCACGTTCTAGAGTGTCCGTCCGTGTCCCTAGATCGATCCATGTCCCTGTGTCCAGACAAAGCGCCTGTAGCTGGTACATGCATGTCATGTCCGGCTCTACCCGATCCTGTGTCCAGTGTGTTACTCGTCCGATCCACTTAAGCATGTCCCTGTCCCTCCTGTGTCCGTACCCGATTCCGTGCCTGTGCTGTCCACGATCTACGCATGCTCTGTAGGCACGAGGTACACACAAAGTACACAGCGTCTACAGCGTGATTGTGCAGCGTGGTAGATGCCTGTCCGTGCTCTGTCCGGATATCGCATGTATGACCGTCCGTGTGTCTGGACAGTGTTACATGGTCCGGCTGTCCGATGTACCGTTTCATTCCCGTATCCCTCCTGTGTCCGTGTGCTGTCCGTCCGTCCGGACCAAAGAACAAATTGACCATTCGCATCATAATATGCGCGGGAGTATGTCAATGGGGAGATTACATGATAATTGCATGAGATTCTCCTGATCCCATAGATTCCGTCTATGAGTCCGGACGATAGAGCCATAGGTAGAGCCTATGAATATGGCATTACAGAGCCATATACAGCACAGGAGGGTAGAGCACAGGAGGTAGAGCCGGACCACAGAGCACAGGGTAGAGCCATGCGGACAGGGTAGTACCTCGTCCGGCTGTAGATGGTCCGGACTGTGGACAGGAGGGACGAGGGACCAGCACAGGGACGAGTACCGGGTACCCGATGGACACACGAGATTCCCTAGTTCAGACTGCGCAGAATGGACCAGAATCGATGGAATGGACGAATCGCGACACGTGGATCGTCCAGACGCCATATGCCCTGTAACGCGTCCAGAGACACGCTCATGCGTTATCCCCAAGTTATCCACAATCCCGCAAGCCATTTCTGATTCCTCTTTACATAATAGCCCGATTCCCGCAATAAATGAGTGAATCCCGCAATCAGACCAGGAGTATAACCCTTTACAGTTTGTAAAGAGTTTGTAATCGATTACATGTGACACATCATGTCACAGAGCACAGCTCTGGACTGTGACACAATCTGTCACAGTACAGCCGGACGGCCGGAGGATAGGTAATGAAAAGAGTTCTTTTCAACAGGTATCCTCCGGCTGTCCGGACAGAGCCGGGTACCTCGTCCAGTGGACAGAGCCGGGTAGCTGTCCGGCTGTCCGGACGAGGTATCCTAACTCACTTTGGATTCCGTCACATTATGTAAAGCTGGCTCAAGATCCCTCCCAAACCGCGCCCGCATCTCAATCAATACCCACTGGACACAAACCGAGCGCACTCCCCATCTAACCCACTGGACACAAACCTTGACGCACCCTGTACAATACGAAGAAAGGATCACCAGATGACGATTCGTAAGGTATACGATACGTTCTTGCACAGCGATGACACACCGTGGGTAGGCGCTCCGGTGATCTTCAAGCGACTTCCAGGAACGTGGAGTGCGTCGGAGCAGTATCCGGCAGATAGCGCGATCACCGTGTTGACGAATGGGGCGGGCTACGCGGAAGCGCTGCTCTCGATCAATACGGAGGGTGTGAGTGAATCCCTCTGGTACTGTACGACGCCCGATGGAGTGATGCGCTGTTTCCTGCTCCCTGCTGGTGGAGACGTGTCGCTGCGATCCCTGTTCCAGAGCGGGGTCACGACGGGGTGGCCCACGGACACACTCCAGACCCTCCTCGACATACACACAGCGGAGGCAGATCCCCACCCGCAGTACCTCCTCGCGGCGGAGACGGACCTGCTCTACGCGCCCCTCGCCCACGTCACGGACACGCTGAACCCGCACGCGGTTACTGCCGCGCAGGTCGGCGCGTACACCACAGCGCAGGTGGATTCGTCCCTCGCGCTCAAGGCGAACCTTGCAGGCGGCAACACGTTCGGGGGAGCACAGGTACTTACGCAGGCAACGGGCAACGCCATTGTTGTCGATACCAACGCTTTCGTTGTGGATGCGACGAATGACCGCGTGGGCATCGGCACAACGAGTCCTAGTTACAGACTTGATATTGCTGAAACGGTCAATGCGTTTCGATCAGGTGGAGCCTTTCATCGATTCAGCCGGACCAACAGTGATCCGAACATTGAGGTTTTCTACAACGGTCAACCTGCCGCTGCCGCTGTCGTGGGCAGAATCAAGTTCCTATCGAACAACACGACACCCGCTGAGGTCCAGCTTGCGGGAATAGAAGGTGTATCCGGTGGTGTCACCGCTGGTGCTGAAAGTGCGTACCTTTCATTCCTCACGCGCAATTCTGGAGCACTAACCGAGCGTTTGCGTATCTCAGCACCCGGCAACGTGCAACTGTTTGCTTCTGATGTGCAACTTGCGGGCGCGACAGCAAACGGATTTTTGCAGTTCGGAGCATCGTACACGCGGGTCAACGGACCTACAACTGTCAACCTCTACGCGAGCACGCTTGAGGCAGTACGTCTTGGAACCGCTGCGCTGGTAAACGCTAATCCGACAGGTGACGCGAATCCGCCTGGCAATGTTTTCTTTCAGGTACTTGGCGCAAGCTCTGTTCCATTGATTTACGCCTATGCAAACGGTCGCAACTCGGTAAACTTTGGAGCGGCAGACACCGCTACAGGGCATTTCGTTGGCATCAATGCTCCCTCCGCTAGCGTCGTCGCACTCAAGGTCAAGGCAGCAGTATCTCAGTCGGCAAACCTCACGGAATGGCAGAGCAGCGCGGGTGGTGTCTACTCGTCTGTTGACGCAACCGGCAGACTCGGCCTTGGCGTGGCACCGTCCTACATGCTGCACGTCCTGGGCGGCGGAGCAGAGACTGCTCGCTTTGTCTCCCCAAGCACGGCGGCAACGTCGATTTCCATCCAGAACACATCCCCGAGTGGGAGGTTGTGGACATTCCACACCATTGGTGGAACGCCTGTTGCCCGCGCACCAACAGGACACTTCTCGATCTACGATGGAACGTCGGGGGTCGCTCGCATCAGCATCGAGGCTCCAGCAGGCAACGTGGGCATCGGCACGGACAACGGAACGGTATACACGACGCCTACGGCGAAGCTCCAGGTACACTCCACGTTCGCGTCAACTGTTGGCGTGATTGTGCGCGGGATGACATCACAGACGGCAGACCTGTTGCAGACACAAACATCGGCGGGGGCCGTCAATTTCTCAGTCGATAAGTTCGGTCGGACGATGATCAATCCGAGCACGGCGGGCGGTATTCTCGGTGCGTTCACAGTCTACACACAGGCAGGCGACATCGGCGCGGTCATTCGTGCTGCTGCATCGCAGACAGCCAACCTGCAAGAGTGGCAGGACAGCGCAGGGACGGTCCTCGGAGCAGTAACCAAGGACGGTTGGCACGCCGTTGGCGCACTTGCGCCCCAGGCACCGATACACGTGCAACGCGCCGTCAGCGGCAGTTATCAGCCCGCGTTGAGACTCCAAAACATCGATGCACCAACCGCACAGACGTTCGACATTGGCTTTACGGGCGTAGACAAGAACATCGTTATGAAGGGCGGAAGTGCGAGCTACGCCATCCAGTTCCAGACAACCGCAGGCGATGTGCCACTGTTTATAGGCATGGCGCGGTGGAGTGACGGAACAGGCGCAGCGCGTAACATCGGCCTGTTCACCACGACACAATTCGGAACGGGGCTAGGGGTCGTGGGACTTGCCAACGCAGCGACCGTCCCGTCAACGAACCCGTCAGGTGGCGGGGTGCTGTATGCGGAAGGTGGAGCGCTCAAGTGGCGCGGGTCCAGTGGAACAGTAACGACGATAGCACCAGCATAAGGAGAGACACATGCCCGATATTACGATCTCGGTACCAGCAGGACAGGCAACGCGAGTACTCAACGGGTTCGCGCAGGCACACGGGTACGAAGCGCAGGTCACGGGAGAGGACGGAACCCTCTCCCCCAACCCGGAGAACAAGCAGGAGTTCATGCGCCGGAAGATCAAAGGGTTCGTCATGGATTCCGTGCGAAGCGCAGAGGCATCGGCAGCAGCAGAGACGGCTCGGCAGGCGGCACTCGACGCGGTGGACGCAGGTATCGTACTCACATAGGAGGCATTGTGACACAGCAAGAGGTAGACACAACGGAAGCCCCGGTTCCGGTCGAGGTCATGCGCGCTATTCTCGATCAGGAGATCAAGGTGTGGCTCAACACGAGGTACCTGACGCAGGTCCGCAGGCGCGTGCAGAAGGCGATAGGCAACACCGAGCAGGAAGCGGAATTGATCAAGGAATTGGAGCGCATCGAGCGTGGTCTGGACACGCTCCAGCAGGAATACGCCGCGCTCGCGCCCGCGCCTGCTTGACCCTCCCTGTACAATAGAGTACGAGCACGTAGGAGCACACTATGCCACAGGAAGTATCGCGCCAGCAGGTGTCCCTCGCGGACCCGTCGCTTATACAGCTCACCCTGGCGACGTATGACGACGGGAGCAAGGCGATCCTGTCGGGTGGCGCGGCGAGCAGCGACGATACCGTGGTTACAGCGCTGACTGTCTCGACCGCCATCTACGCGGCAAAAGAGAGCATCGGCGGCAAGATCACGATTGCCAATGCGGTGCGCGCCGTAGGCGCGACCAGCATCCTCCACTCGCTGATGCTGATGGACCGCTCCGGGCAGAAGCCCACCGGGTTCATCGTCGTGTTCAACACGGACCCGACAGCGGCGACGATCACGGATAACGCGGCGTTCGATAGCAGCACGAACGACGCGAACATCTGCGCCATCATCCCGATCACGGGTGGCGACTGGTACACGCCGGGAACCACCAAGGCGTATGCCAACATACGTAACATCGGTGCATTGGTGGAACCGCTCACCGGCACATCCCTCTATGCCGTGTTCGTGTCGGACGGCACGCCCGACTTCGTGGCGGGGACGGACCTCCAGGTGATCTGGGGATTCCTGCGGTGAGCATCGCGGGAACACGCCGCGCGCTTCTGCGCACAGGGCGTCCGCGTCCGCTGCTCCTCGCCACATTCTCGCACGAGCGAGGCGCTCCTCTCGATTCCCACGGCACGAACCACCTCACGAAGAACGGGCCGATCCTTGAGGTCGCAGGCAAGGTCGGCAACGCGGCACAGCTCACCGCTGCGAGCAGCACGTACCTGTCGATTGCAGATAACGCCTCCCTGAGCATGGGTGATATTGACTTCACGGTGGGCGCGTGGGTGTATCTCGATAGTAAGCCAACAACAGGGACAATTCTTGCCAAGACGGTAACAGGGAGTGTCGCAAACAACGAATACATTCTCGAATATCTTGCATCGACCGATAGGTTCCGTTTTCGCGTAAGCAACGGAACAACACAGACAATCGTAAGCTCAACAACATTCGGAGCACCATCACTCTCAACATGGTACTTCGTCGTCGGATGGCATGACAGCGTTGGAAACGTTATTGGCATCTCTGTCAATGCAGGAACAGCAGACACCGCCGCACACACAGTCGGTGTTCAGGACGCTGCTGCTGCGTTCGCTCTAGGGGCGAACAGCACACCGGCAGGCACGCTGTTCGATGGTCGTATCGACAACGCCTTCGTCTCCAAGCGCGTCCTCACCGCACAGGAGCGCACCGACTTCTACAACAGTGGCAACGGTATCACCTACGACCAACTGACCACCGCGCACAAGGTATCGCTCGTCTCCTGGTGGTCCCTGGATAGCGTGCAACTGCCTGCCTTGCTGCCTACCGACGTGGGCGGGCCGCTGACGGTGACGGATACCCTGAACAAGATGAGCCAGAGCGGCGGTATGACCGTGATCGGGACAGGGACGGCAACAGGTGATCCTGGCGAGTGGGGGCCAGCCGTTGCGCGTAAAGTGGGACTCGCTCTCCTTGCGACCTTTATGCCGGTATCAACACCAGTACGCCAGATTGGATTCGATACCAACACGTCCGGCGTTCTTGTTACAGGTATCTACTTCGTTGCGGGTGGGGAGATACGAGCATATGACGGGACAGCAGCTACAGGGAATATCGCCACCTATGGAGCATTGGTCGTCTATCAGGTCGCAGTTATTCTCCGCAACACCGGCTCACTCATTCTGATCAGAGGTGGCGCGTTCGTCAATTGGACACTCATATGGGTTGGGATTCTTGATACCGGCGCATCCGTCTTTCCTGCTCATACGCCTCCAACGAATGCAGGGGCAGCAGGATCGACCCTCGATGATTTCCGTACAATCGACCTTGCCCCGCTCGATGCTCGATTCGCCTCCGACTACGGCCTTTGCACGAACCGCCTCGTCTCCCCCGCAGCAGGCGCGACGACGACCAGCACGGCAGATGCGGTGATTGACTTCACGATGCCGACAGCACCAACTGCTGGTGCTGCAAGCATCAGATTCCGTAAGCAGGACACGAATAACTACTGGCAACTTGATATTCAGTCAAGCGGAGCACTTACGCTCTACGAACGGGTTGCAGGGACGCCAACACTCAGAGCGAACGCTGCTGCGTCGGTCGCTGACGGCTACAGATATATAGTTGTCACAGAGGGAACGACGATCAAGGGCTATAGCAACAATACGCTTCGCTGGACATATTCGAGTGCATCGAACTTCCAAACGCAAACAGCAGTCGAGGTTGCCTCACTCGGAACTGGCGGTGTGATGTCTGAATTGATATGTTGGCCGCGTACCCTCTCGCTCCCAGGAGGGTTATAGGTGTCAGTCAATATGTCGCCAGAGAGTACGATGTATCACGCGGCTGACTGTCTGGACGCTTACGCCGTACTCACGCGCAAGTTTGCCCATCGAGGTGCCTTGTGTATGCCGAAAGCGGATCGCCTGCACTCCGCTTTCGGTCAACTTTGCAGAGTGGTGTGCTTCGCCATGAGGAAGCAATTCAGGATGCTGGCGAGACACGTTGCTGTCGCCATAGAAACGGGGCAGAGGATTTTGAACAAAACGTCCTTTGGTCTTGCAGTCTTGCATGTTCTCCTTCTGTGTGCCAAGAAAGAGGTGATCAGGACGGCAGCACAGTCGAACATCACAATGATGGCAGATCAACATACCAGCAGGAATGACGCCGTTAACTATTTGCCACGCGATACGATGTGTTCCTTGGTTCTTGCCTTCAAACAGGGAAAGACCATACCCGTTGGGACGAACACAGCCAGTCCAGATCCAGCAGTTACCGGACCTGTCCAGTTTGTTCCAGAAGCGTTCAATTTGCTGTTCAGGGGTATACTTGAGAGGCATCGGAATCTCCTTTCCGGTGTTGTGCCTCGGACTGTTCATAGCAGGATCGGGGCATTTGCTTGCTTGCATTATACAGCATTGGGATGCGAAATACTATGAAAAGGATAGCGTTGCTTCCGACGCAGGTTGACGCCGAAGGAACACGATCTCCTGTCGTGCCTGCGAGTGCTACAGGGTGGGTTTCGTTAGTGGACTTCGGGCCGCGCACCCTGGTCAAGTATGTCGTCCCTGATGGTACTCCCAAGACCGCCAACACCATAGCCGACGTGACCTTTGACGAGGACGGCAGGCAGGTCGATGTCAACGACGAGCCGCTGACACCCGCACAGCAGGCACAGGCAAAGACCTTCCTTGAGAACAATGGGATCAACACCGACCGATGGGACGAAGACGCCGTGGTCAGTCGTGGCAAGCTGCTGCGCTTCATTCTCAGACGCGCAGCAAAGTGGAACGATATGCCCGTGCGCGAGATGCTGGATGGATGGGACGTGGCGTAGCCGATGCTACGGGCGTACTTCCAGCGCGGCGGTCAGACGCTCGTACTCATCGGTACGCAGAGCGCGTAGCCCTTCAATATGAAACGGTGCGCCGTGATAGCCGGAGAGATCGCGGATGCCGGATAGAATGGTAGCGGCAAGTCCGGCAGGGTGAAACGGATCGTTGATGGCACCTGCCAGATCATCGGGATACTCCAACTCAAAAATGATCGTTGCTTTCATCCGTGTCCTCCTCCCTATCCGCCAATTCCGCCAATTCCGCCAATTCCGCCAACACATGCCCGTGGCACGCGCCCCTCCCCACGCACCAGCACCCGAGGCGCTTCCCGCGCAGCTCCCCTACCCGCGCGAGCAGGGCAGGGCGCTTCTGTATCCACGCCCGGTACTTCTCCACGCACTCCGCCCGCGTCCCGTCCCTGCCGACGCGAAACGGGTTCGCCCACACGCTCCTGCGCCACCCGCCCCACGTCCTCCCGATGTACACGTCGCACGCCGCGCCCCGCGACACGTTCACCACCGTCGTCCTCACGCGCCCTCCACATGCCGCCGCAGGGCAGCGGCGAGCGTCACCCACACCCGCATATCGTCCTCTCCCTGCGCATCGCGCGCCAGATCGTCGAACTCTGCCGCCATGCGTAGCAGGTTCTCTCCGCCGTTGATTGCGGTGAGTCCCATCGCCCACGTGTCGGCATCGCGCGCGATCCGCCTGTAGTATTCTTCCACCGCTATGCGCTCCATCACGCGCCATCTCCTCTCTCACGCTCTCACGCTCTCACGCTCCCATTGCCGCACCATCGTGCGCCCATGCTCCAGCGTCCAGTACCAGAGCGGCAGCGTGCTGCCCTCGATATGCCGTCGCAACACGCAGGATGCAACCACCCATGTTCCCGCGTGGAGCGCAATGCGTATCCACCCATCATCTTCCTCCGCCCGCACCCGCCATCTGTAGGCAGGAAAGAACCCCTGCAAGAGATCCTGTATGCTCGCGGCAAGATCGCTATCGGTTCGCTCGTCGCCCACCGCGTGCGCTATCCCCGCCCTCTCGTCCATGCTCCCGTTCTCCTTCATAGAAATCGGTGCTCTGCATTATGTCAACACCCGCGCAGGACGACCCGCACACTGTCCGTCTCCAGGCGCACGACGAGCACGCGCTCCGACAGCCACACGTCCGGCCCCTCGATCCCGCAGCTCGCCGCGAGCAGACGCCGCGCCTCGCCCGTCGTGCGCGCCGACACGACGGCGCGTTGCCCGCTCGCTCTCTGCACCATCCACAGGCGCGGCCCCGCGATCCACTCCGCAATCGCGGCAGCAGGGATACGCCAGCGCGTCCCGTCCTTGTACGCCCCCGGCAGCACTCCGTCGCGGCAGTACTCGCTCACCGCCTCGCCGCCCACTCCAAGCACCGCTGCCGCCTCCTGGACCGTGTGCCACGTCTCATTCATGCGTCTCTCCATCCTGTCACGCGATTAGCACTCGCGCTCGCGGGGGGCTGGCGCACCAGCATGTCCTCGATCCACAGCACCATGCCCACGTCCACCGCGCACGGCTCCACCCCGATATCCGATGGCGTGCATCCCACCCGCGCCCCATCGGGGAGCACGACGAGGATGTAGGAGAGGAGTCCTGCCTCCGCCACGATGACCTGCACGGGAGGCACACTCCACCCCACCACGCTCCCGTCTCCCCCTACGCCCGGTATCTCGCGGCACTCCCTCACGGGAATAGCGGTCCATCCCAACTCCCTGCGCTGCGCCGACATCGCGACGATGAAGATGTGGTCCGACGTGTCACGCTCCATGTCGCATCTCCACCCTCTCGCGCTCGACGCACACGCTACATATGTCCTGCCCGCCGCGCACGCGCCACCCCCGCTGCCGTATCCTGTTATCCAGATGGCGCACGTTGCCGTCGAGAAAGGGAACCTCGATCTCCTCCACGCCGCACCTGTCGCACACCACGCCCACCACCGGATCACTTCGCATCGCCACGCCCATCTCTCCACTCCGCCCGCTCCGCATCGGTTGCGAGACGGAACGCGCCTTCCTGATTCACGTAGAGCACCTGCTCCCCCGCCACGTCCACCACGAGGTCGATCCCCGTGTCTCCTGCCGCGTGTACCAGCGAGAGCACGATGGGAACCCTGTCCGCCCGCGCACCGAACAGGCGCGGCAGGACGAGCACACGCGCATCGTCCACGTTCCCCGCAGGGAATTCGATGACCGCAGGAACGCGATCCGCGTTGACCGCGATGAAGCGCGTTGGGTTTTCCGTGCTGTCGCCGTGCTCGACGACACCCGACAGGTGCATCGTCCTGGGGTACCCGTAGCGCCATGTGTCGATCCCGTCGCGCACTCTGCCCACGACCAGCGTCCCGAGCGTGGCGATGAGCAACGACAGGACCACAAACAGCACCGCGCCCTCGTACTTCTCGCGCATCCCGATCCATGCTCCAATACGCACCCTATTCCTCCCCCGTATACCGTCGCGCGCGGGGCAAGCCCTCTCCCCCCTGCACCCGCTCGTAGACCGACTCCCCAAACACCGCGAACTCGGCATCCGCCCGCTCCGCGCCCACGCGGAACACCACGTAGACCACCACCCCGCGTGGGTTCGTCCGCTCCACCACGAGGTCTGCCCCGCACGAGGGACACGGGATGCGGACGCGCTCCTTGCCGCTCTCTCGTATGCGGTCGAACCAGTGGTGCATCGCCGGTCCATGCGTGCAGGCGCTCCCACCGCTCATGGCGCGTGCGGTCCATGCGAGCGCGTCGGTATCCGCTTCGCCTGCGGTCGCTCCGCCCCGCACCAGCAGCAGCGCTCCTGCAACTGCGCCGGAGTTGACAGCAGCACCAGCACGATATGCCAGCAATGCCCGTGCGTCTCGCACGAGCGCGGAGCCGCGCTCATCCGTCCCTCTGCATCGGGTCGTAGATGGTCACACGCTCATCGCGCACTTCGACGTACCTGTTGTCGTATCCGCATCCACCGATACAGTGAAGAAACAACATGTCGCACTCGGTCCATTCTTCGTGAAACGTATCCGGTACGATGCGCCCGTCACCGAGTATCTTTCGCGATCCGCCGTAGGTTCCTGCTTCTGCAAGCACTAACTCCCCTCCACATTTCGGACACCTGTTCATCAGTTCCTCCGTTCGTCGATGACCCTGAATATGACGGCAGGATGCTCCACACAGGATATCGTTACTCCTATCGCTCTCCTGCCCAATAGCAGCACACCGTAGCCCGTGAGCGCTGCGACCTCCGCACACGCGGCAGGATCGAACACAAGCTCGATCATCGCTCCGTACTCGTCGCGCGACACGTACACCACCACGCCCGGATGCGGCGTCAGCACCCACGACGACACATGTTCGTCGTCGGTCCACCCATCCCACGCGTCGTCGCTCACCGTAGCGTACCGCGCAGTAGCATACCTACCACCCTGCGCATCTCCAACCACAACCAGCGAACAGCACCCAATATCGCCATCCACTCATCCCGCATCGTCACACGTCGTGTCGTGCTCTCCTTATACGCCACCATCCAGCGCTCCACCCCATCTACCATTCCCGTCTGTACATCGGTGTACACGTACCCGACAGGACACGTCATATTCCACTGGATCACCGCATCTATTGCACTCTGCGCCACGCAGCGGTAGATAATGCGCTCCCATCTACTATGCACATCCAGCGTGCTCTTATACACGAACACCACCCCATCCAATGCGTCGTTGCGTGTTATCGTCCACCATGACGGCACGCAACCACCGCTATCTCCTGCACTCACTCGATCACCTCCAGATGCCACGGAATACGCTCAACATGCCGCGTTTTCTTTCCTGTATCCTGCGGTTCAGCACGTGGGTATCCCTGTCGAAAGAACTTCCATCCGTTTTCGAGGATAATATAGTGCTCATTCACATCGACGACCACGGTTTCTCCCCTGTCATATCCCATATCGTCAATACAGCGCACCTTCTTTCCGATCCAGCGGTGGTAGTACACCCCTCTGTACCTCTCCCTGTACCCGCGCATGTACCTGCCCTGCGGCTCAACGTCTCTCTCCCTCTCCATCTCGCTCATACACGCTCATCCATCTCTTTCACATACGTCCACAACGCATCGGACAGCACCCGAAACGCGTCCCTGTTCTCCTGCGTGTACCTCCGATCATGCGCCATTCTCTGCAAGCGATATGCCATTTCTTCGATGTTGGATGTGCCGTCTTTACGAACGAGAACCGTTATTCCTCGCACCCATGCAGCGGGGTGTTGCGCTGCTCTCTGATAGTAGGGCAGGCGCTTCACCCTGGATCACCTCCTGTGTGGATGTGAATATGGACCTCCACGCTCGGGGCGGATAGCGCATCTAACGCCAATTCGGGCATGTGCGGAAAGGCGGGCATGCTCTGTATCTGCGGCACATCCCGCTCCATACGCTCCCGGACCATCCGCTCATATGCGTCGTGGCGCTGCACAAGCCCGCGCACCACCTGCGGCAGATCGGTGTACCTCGTCCTGTCCGCCAGATTCACGATGCCCGCGAGTGTGACAAGGATACGCTCATACGCTTGTTCGTCCATCTATTCTTCCTTCCCTCCGAACACGAGCATGCCATCCTCCGCCGTTACCTCGAACGTGATCCGCTCCCGTGCCGGAGAGACACGCTTCGCCAGCGGGCGGCAGTTGAAGTACCCTGCGCTATGGGTCGGCGCGCGTGACACAGAGTACCCATGCATCTCCGGCTCGCCATCGCGCAGACGCCGTATCCCGCCTCTGCCCGTCTCCGCATCGTACATCACCATCACATACAGGGGATACCCGAGCAGCGCATACGCATCCTTGTTCAGATACCATGTGCCGTTCTTCCCCACCGTCACGGTTGCTACCCCGTCCCACCCGTTCCCGCGTTGCTTCTCAATCACTTCAAAAGGCATGCTCACCCTCCCACCGTTATCCCGACCGCCACGATCAGCGCCGTCACGAGAAGAAACACAATAAAGACGCACGCGCTGATAATCGCGCTGGCGATACTGAAACCGATCAGGAAACGAAACCAGAACGCGATGTAGTAGCCGATGCCCTGATCCCCGAACGGACGCTCCCCTGCTCCTCTGTTACTCACCATCCGATCCTCCTGCCCCTGCCCCTTCCTGCCGCTGCACCCATTCGCCGCGAATGGTCCACCTGCCCCCGATCTTGCGCCTCTGCGCGAACTCCTGCGTGTGAATCCGCGCGTACTCGATCATCGCCAGCGCGCGCTCTCGTGGTGTCAATATCGCGACCTGCTCACGCTCCTCGTCCGAACAGAGCACGATGCGCGTGTGCGTGGCTCTCTCGCTCGTCATACGTTCTCCTGTCATGGGAATGTTTCGATTGCGTTACCATTGTACCGCGTTACCCACGTTCCGTCAACCCGCGCCCGCCATCCCTTTACACGACGTGTATACTCAAAAGAAAGGAGAGGGGCAGATGAATGGATTGGGGGGCTATCGCATCTCAGAATGGACCGCTCGGGATATTTCTTGGCGCATTGTTTTACCTCTATGTGCGCAAGCATATCGCCACCGGCAGAGAACTCGCTCTGCGCGAGGGCGAGCTGCAACGCGAGCGCGATGAGAGGAAGCGCGAGCGTGACGAGTGCGAGCGGGATAAGATCGAGCTGCGACGAGAACTTGCATTCTGGCGCGACCTCGCCTGGTCGTCATCCAAGCTCGCGGATCACGTTATCGGCGCGATCCCGTCGAGCAACGGGCCTCCGAGCGGATCTCCACGACAGGGACAGGATTGAGTATGATGTGGTCACATGCGATCCTGGAAAGGATACGTCGAATGCGTCGCAGCAGGGAATCGACCCTGCCGCCGATAGAACCGCTCCATCTGCTTGCACACGACGACACGTATCTGCGCGATAAACAGGTATACGAGCGCGAAAAGCGCGTGCTGATTGCAAAACAGGCGGATCGTGTGGCGCGCGTGAAGCGTTTGGGGTACGATCTGAGCGTATTAACACAACGTCCTATTCCTGACGAGGTACATGAATGATACCTATCGTGCTGCTGCTGGTTCTTGCAGGGTGGATACTCTCATCGGCGTACTACATGATGTACTCCCTCTTTGTGCGTAACGACGGCATGCGCGACGTGCAGGCGCGGCATGAGATGGGGATCAACACCGGCAGGGAGCGCCTTGCGCAACTCGTCGTCACGATGGGAACGTACAAGGCATGGGCGTTCGGTATCTGGCTCCTGTGCGGTCTGTACTTTGCCTACGAGATCACTCCGTGGGGGCGCGAAGAAGTACATGGACCGTGGCGGAATCTGATCATCCCCGTGTGCCTGATCGTCGGGCAGCAGTTGATCGGACGCTCGCTGCTGCGGTTCCACACCGAGCGCAAGCGCGTGCTGGATACAGACCGGCAGCACGAACAGCAGCGCCTCCTTGCTGCCGCGCGGGTGACGGCACAGAGCCTCGATAACAACACCGCCGCGCTCAACTCCCTCACCGATGCTACCAATGCCGTCACAGACACGATGCAGCAGCGCAACGATATGCGTGCGGATATGGAAGGATAGGAAAGGAATACATCTATGCAATCCCTATTCGAGAGCGAGTACTTCGGAACGATACTCAGTCTGATAGCGGGGCAGTTCGTGCCGGGGTTGATATCGTTCATCAAGAACAAGGAATGGAGCGACGCGCAGAAGATGGCACTCACCATAGGCGTGTGTGCGCTCGTCGGTGTCCTTACCGCGCTCGGGGAGAACGCGCTCAAGGTCAACGGCACGCTCACCATCGACGATTGGCTCAAAAACGCCCTCGCGGTGTACGGAAGCGCTACAGCCGCTTACAAAATATACTTCCAGGACACCCGTACCAACGAGACGCTAGAGCGGATCGGGCCGTTTGCGGATGTGTCGATGCCTGACGTTCCCCCTCCCCCGCCGTTCACGCCACCCATCCCCCCGCAAGGAGAATGATATGTTAGAAACGCTTTTACTCATGCTGGTGTTCATCGTTGCAGCAGCGATTATTCTATGGCTCATACGCGCTGCGGTCAACAGCATACCCGCGCTAGACAGTACGGTGCGCGGGATGATCATCGCGCTGGTGGTTATCATCCTGCTGGTCGTGTTCGTGATGTTGATATTTCCACGTTTGGGGGTTGATCTGTGAGTTTTACGATTGAAACGAAGGTCTACTCGAAGTTGCGTCGCCTGCAACAGGGCATGGTCGTCGGACAGCCGGTCGGTAAGGGCTACTCTGTCAGAAGCAAGCCGCCGACTCATTGCATCATTCACTCGACGAACGGACCCCGCCGACCAAGCTCGTTTCGTGCGGAAGCGACGTTTATCCGTGACAGTCCCGCCATCGGCGCGGAGTATTGTGTCGGGAAGGGTGGCGAGATTGCGGAGATCGTCAATCCCGACACGCACTACGCGTGGCAGTCCGGCACCACCATTCCCGGCTTCTCCAACCCGCACTCCCTCGGCATCGAGGTCCAGAACAGCGCCGTCTACACAAAGGCGGGCGTGCTTATATGGGAGGAGGCATGGACCGCATCTCAGTGGGCTGCACTCGACTGGCTCATGCGCGACGTGCTGATCCCAAAGTACGGCATCCTGCGCGAGCACATTGAGACGCACCGTGCCGTGGCGCTCCCTAAAGGACGCAAGCCCGACCCGAGCGGCTGCAACGACCAGACCTTCTACGCATGGCGCACGCGTCTGTACGCTCCTGTGCCGCCCGCCCCGACCCCTGCTCCCCACTCGCCCTCACCGCGCTTTGTGGCGTCGTGGAACGCCTCCGGGGGCATCTGGCAACCTGACCGTCTGACCCCCGGCTTTGCGACCAGCGACGAATACGTGCGTGACGGCAGACCGCACCAAAATTTCGAGCGCGGTGTCGTTCGTGCCAACCCCGATAACACGGTCAGTTGGCTTTTACTTTCGGAGATAGCATGAACACGGAAACCGGAAATATCTACCGCACCCAACTCGATATCGACGCGGCACGCCAGCGTGGAGAGCCTGTCGTCGATGTGAGCGAGCACGTTGCGGATGCGGTCGAGATCGGGATGCAGGCGTTACAGCGTGCGGAGCGCAGGGTGATAGCGCGGTACGGTCCACGTAAGCCGTTGCGTGAGGTCCGAGCAGAACTCCGTGCGGCACGCGAGAACGCGGAATAACAGGAGCCTATCATGCAGCACATGCCGCGCCTCGCTCTATTCGGTGCGATCCTGTTCCCTCTGATACTCGGGAGTGCCGTCGTGTCGCAGGAGTATACCTACCCGCCCTTCGTCTCCGTTCCCCTCCCCCTCGGACTCACCGTGCACCTGGAGAACCCGCAGATGGAGTTCCGCAGCGACGGTACGATCATCGCATCTACCCGTCCGAACAGTGGCATTGGCACCTTCGTCTGGTACTCAACACCCGGACAGTGGACCGGAAGCGACGATATTCTCCAGTGGGATGCGAACCATGCCCTTCCCACGAACCCTCGCGCCCGGTACGCCCTCGCGGAGTTCGTGCGCGACAACCGAGGACGCCTGTACGTCCTGACCGTGCCGGACCCTATCGAGGGGCAGGGCGGCGACAACCGCAGCATCGACGCCTACCTCGTACCGGAGGTACCATGAACCGACGCACATTCTTCAAAAGTATAGGGGTAGCACTCAGCGCTAGTGTGTTACCGGAATACAACGCATCTGCTACATCGTATATCCCGACAGTACGTAACCATATCTACAAAGCAGCGCTTCGTTGCGTGTCTCCAACGTATCTTGCGCGGGTGCAGGAGCGGGGTCACACACTGGATCTGTATCTGGTACATTCGGGATTAGGTGTGAATAATTGCTGTGTATACTGCGGAAAACATTTGAACCATCCGTACTATACAGATATGGTGCATAGCGATGTGGTATTAAACAATGCCCTGCATGAACAGCATCTCTCCCATCCTCCTATACTATTTTTTGACGAAACACCAGATGTGGTTCGCGGGCATAGCGCAGAGCGGTTCAATGATCAGATTGTCGCAACCGAAGGGTTCCGTGTGGTCCTTTTTGATTATCCGTTTACGCTTGACGTGCTTCCCGATGGCACTATCGCGGTATAGGGGTGTGTAATGCCGAAACGCCGTAATCTGGACTTCACATTGGCGGGCTGTGGCGTGTACCGGATTACGAACCGCAAAACCGGGCGGTTCTACATCGGCTCAACATCCTCCTTCGCCCGTCGCTGGCAAGAGCACCAGGAGCAGTTGAACACGGGGATTCATCCGAACTTCCGCCTCCAGGCGGACTGGCGCATCTTTGGACCAGACGCCTTCGTGTTCTCCATCATCGAGCGCTGCGATCCGCAGGACCGCCTCGATAGAGAGCAATACTATATAGATACGATGCGGGCGACCGTCGCGGGATACAATATCAACCCATTCACGCGCCCGCCCATTCCTGCCGACGCTACAGCGCGTGGTATGCTACAAAAACACGCTCGTAAACAGCTTAAAACCCTACGGAGGCGCTAATGGCACGCGGCGGAGCACGCACACAGTATCCGGACACGTTTAAGGCAGAAGTCCTCGCTGAGTATGCCGCTGGAGCGTCGCTGTTTGCGTTGCAGCGCAAATACGGTGTATCCCCCGAAGCGATCCAGATGTGGGCGGGGAAGTACGAAGTGTCTCGCGCCGGATCGGGCGTGACCTCGATGCAACGCGACGAGATCGGCTCGCTCGTCGTGAAGTACATGCAGGCGAACCTCAGAGGACTCGTTTCCGGCGCGGAGATGTTGGAGGACAAGGAGTGGATGCGCCAGCAGAGCGCAGAGGGGATCGCCCTGTTCATCTCCACCGTCCATGACAAAACGGTTCATCTTCTGTCCAGTATGCAGGCGAATGCCGACGCACAAAAGCTCCTGGCGATGGAGGCAAACGCGCAACACGTACTTGAGGTCGATGCGGACGTGGACGAGGACGACGTGGACGCGGAGGAGGAGGACGCGGAATACGACGTGCAGGATACGGACTACGATGCCGCGTAAAGGCGCGTACGGCGCGACCGCCGCACCAGCGCTCCTTCCGTTCGGGATCGATATAAGCGGGTTCAACTTTGCGACCATGAACGAGGTCGTCGCGCCGTTGCACGTCGATCACCGCACCCCGCGTACGAAAGAGAGTGCAGATGCCCTTCCTCCCCTCGCGTGGGCGCAGAAATACCGTCGCATCAAGGGTCGTCCGTTCACCCTCTCCAGACACAAGCCCTTAGAGCAGATATACAACGACGATCACCCGCATATCGTCGTGATGAAACCGGCACAGGTGGGCATCTCGGAACTCACGCTCACGCGCACCATGTGGGCGCTCGACGTTGGCGCGCAGTACTGGGGCATCGAGCAGGACGGGATCAACGTGGCGTACCTGTTTCCCACCGAGACGGCGCTCCGCGACTTCTCCAAGGAGCGCTTCGCCAAGTTGCGACGCGAGAACGACTACCTGGAGCAACTGTTCACCGACTACGACGATGTAACCTTCAAACAGGCGGGGGATTCGTTTCTGTATCTCCGTGGCGCATCCTCTCCCACCCAACTGCTCTCCTTCCCCGCTGACCTGCTGATACTGGACGAATATGACCGGATGCCCGAAGAAAGCATCTCCCTCGCCCGTCAGCGGCTTCGGGCATCCAGTGTCAAGAGAGAGATCGACATTTCCACTCCCACGCTCCCCGCTATCGGCATCGACGCCGCGTTCCAACAGAGCGACCAGAACGTATGGCAGGTGCATTGCGCGCGTTGCGGCGGATGGGTCGAGATGGATTTCTTCAACGACGTGCGCCTGAATGACACGCAGTTCTCCGAGTGGAGCGAGTGGGAGGTTCCCGCGATACGCAAAGCAGTCATCGCGATGCATTGTCCGGAGTGTACAGCGCAGATCGATCCCTTCGCGGAAGGACGCTGGCACACGCGCTTTCCCGACCGCACATCCCTTCGCGGCTACCATGTGCCGTGGTATGCCTTCCCTGCGGTCAACGTACATACCCTTTGCATCGACAGCGTGTCGCCCAACCCGACTCGCAGGGTTGAGTTCTTCCGCTCGGGGCTTGGACTTCCCTACTCTGAAAGCGGCTCCCATATCACCGAGGAGATGCTGCACGCGCTTTGCGCGTCGATTCCCAACGGCATCCCGAAGAACATAACATGGCGCAAGACGGTAATGGGTGTCGATGTTGGCGCAGTATTCCACTATCAGGTGCGGTCCCTCGGCAGCGATGGCTACACCTACGTTCGCATGATGGGCAAGGCGCGTACCCTGGCGGAACTGGACCTCATCATACGGCAATTCAAGGTGCGTCGCGTGGTGGTCGATGGACAGCCCGAGACGCATCTGGTCAACGAATGGATGGTCAAGCATCGGGGCAGGGTGATCAAGGCGTACTATACGACCGGACCCCGCCAGCAGGTCAACGTCCTGTTGAAGCACGACGTGAAACTCAGGAAAGTTACCATAAATCGCACAATGGGGATGGATCTGGTGTATGCTGGTGTCGCAGAAGGCAACGAGCGCTGGCCGAAGGATGTGGTGCATAACCGCGAGATCGTCATAAACATGACCGCACCCGTACGCATGGAAAAACTCGACGAGCACGGGCAGGCGTTCGCGACGTGGGAACACACCGCGCCAGATCACGGATTCCATGCCGCACTTTATGCCACATGCGCCAGTATGCTTGGAACAGACACCATTCCGGGTGTTATCGGGCAAGCCGCAACAAAGGGATGGTCGCCATGAGCAACGGCAGCGTACATACAGAGATCCACACGACAGACACCGCAACACACACCGCAACGCACACCGTCGCGCTCCAGGCGCTCTCGCGGGCGATGGGCGGGCGCATCACGAAAGAGTCCGCCAACGACCCGCTATTCTCGCTCAGTGGTATGGGCGCTATTGTCACGCCACCGAGTAACGCGGAGGATGTATGGCGTCTGGAGCGACTCGATATGCAGTCGTTCGAGAAGATGCCGCCGCACCGCCTGCTGGAACTCCTGTGCGAACTCAGCCCCGATATTTCTCGCGCCCTGTGGGATTTCCTGCGCATGTGCAACCCCGGTTGGACCTGCAAGGCGTATCGCATCAGCGCGACGGGACAGAACACCCTCGCCATCGACCTGCGCGCACAACAGGCGTGCGACGATTTCATATCCACCCTCAAGGCGCTGTACGGCGATTTCAACCTCGTCGTCAACAAGCTCTTTATTCAGGCGTTCTTGCGCGGGGCGATGTTCTCCGAGCTGATCATCGCGCCGGACGGCATGACTCCGGTGGATCTCGCCATGCCCGATCCGCTGCCGGTGCGCTTCGAGGCCACGAAGCATCCGATACGCGGCACCATATTCCGTCCGTTCGAGATGATCGGCGGCGAGCGGGTGTACATCGACATTCCGACGATCCTCTACCTGCCCATCGACCCATTCCCCGGCAACCCGTACGGCCGCGCGCTCGCATCCCCCGCCCTGTTCAGCACGCTCTTTCTGCTCGCCCTCTTACACGACATTCGCCGCGTCGTCCAGCAGCAGGGCTACCCGCGCATCGACATCTCCATCGATTTGGAAGTGATCCAGCAGACCTTCGAGGCGCTAGAGGACATGCCCAACGATATGGAGACGTGGAAGGGCGTGATCGACGCCGCAGTACAGCAGGTTGCGGACATGTACGCTCGCCTGCAACCCGACGAGGCGTACGTCCACACCAGTATGATCACCATCAATCGCCCGGTAGGGACCGTGGACTCGTCATCCCTCTCCGGCATCCAGGGCATCATCGACGTGCTGGAGCGCTGGTCGATACGCGCGCTCAAGACGGTGCCTATCGTCCACGGGCAGGCAGGCGCGGTCACGGAGAGTAACGCGAACCGCCAGTGGGAGATATTCGCGGCCGGAGTGAAGTCGATCCAACATGCGGCGGAAGTCCTCTTAGAAGGCATGTTCCAATTCGCGCTTCGGACACAGGGTATCGCGTCGAAGGTCGAATTCCGCTTCTCGGAACTCCGTGTCGCGGAACTGCTGCGCGATACGCAGGTGGACCTCCTGCGCATGCAGGTCGCCAAGGCGCGCTACGATCAGGGCTACGAAAGTCAGGACGAGGGCGCGCTCTACGCGACGGGCAAGGAAAAAGCGGACCAGGAGGAGCCACGCGTCAATGCGGACGTGGATACCACGGGTGCGGGCGCTATCGCCTCCGCGCAACCCGATCCCGGCTCGACACGCGGCGTGTGGGACTACCTCCTCGCCGCAGCACAAGGAGAACAGCATGCAAGAAGTGCGTGACGACAAGGACGAGCAGGACGAGCAGGACGAGCAGGACACCCCCGCTCCCGCCCCTCCCCCTCCCGTATTCCCGTGGCGTTTCGTGACGCCTGCTCGCGACCCGCGCATACAGCGACCGCAAGGGAATCGCATCGTGCATCCAACGTGAGCACCGAGCGGGTAGCCCCAGACACCCACGGCAAGCAACGCGTCAAGGATGCGCTGTTCGTATGGAAATGCCAGATATGCTCCGTGCCTATCGGCGTGGTGAAGCAAACGGGCGTGCAGATACGCTACAAAGGGTTGGTGGTAGAGGGCGCGTTTCCCGTTTTACGCAAGTGCGTAGAATGTCAGACGGTGAATCGTATTACCGCTGGAAACAAGGAATCCACCAGCATCGTGACCATAGATACCAGTAGCGCGTAATAGTGCGTTATTGACACACGTCACAAGAACGTGTACTGTAAGACATAATCCTTCCGAGCGCATCTTCCGCGCCACACAGCAGGGTCATACAACGTATTATGCGGAGTACAGGCATGAGCGATACTCAGGACTTGACTACACACCGTTTCCCTGCCCATGTATCGCTTTATCGTGCGACGGACGAGAAACTATTATCCTTGCTAGAGAAACGTATTGATGCGTCAATGATGGAAAGCAATCAGCCTGTTTTCTGGAGGGCGCGTATATCAAACAACGAATTAGATAGTTACTTCACTAAAATGGCTGTAAGTTCTCTAAAGAATTATGCAGCAGACGCTAAAACCGGCGTTCCGTTTCAGGACAGTCACAACACACGGAGCATAACGTACACATTAGGGCGCTCTCTTGCCGGAGAGTATATTTCTTTAGATGAGAACAAACGGGCATCCGTTGAGGCTGATTTCTATACGCTGCAAGGCATTGATCCTATTATTGACACGTTCATCAATAAAATGCGTGCTGACCTTGTATCCGACGTAAGCATCGGGTTCATTCCCGGCGAATATCGCTGTTCGATCTGCGGTCGAGATATGCTTGACTGGAACTGGGATAATTGGGAAGATGCATGCATGCACTGGCCGGGGGTAGAGTATGCCAAAGAAAAGGGCGGCGAAAAGATACTCTGCACCGCAACAGTTGAGCATGCAAGACTGTCAGAAGTCAGTGTTGTCGCGGACGGGGCAACTCCTGGCGCGATGATCCTCAAAGCAGAACGGATGATCGAAGCAGGCAAGATGCCGTCGCGCATGGCGCGCACGATTGAAAACACCTACCACGTTCGTCTACTTGGCGCGAGGGAACTATTCCTCCCTGCGTCTCTTACGGAGGAAAGTATGGACCCAACCAAGCGGCAAGCACTCGGTGATGCCACCGTTGAAGAAGCAGATGTGCCGGAAACACCTCCTGCGCCGGAGCCTGTAGCGGAACCCGCCGTCGCTCCTGTTGAGCGCAGCGCGTCCGAAGCGGAGCAGGGCTACGATGCGGCACGGGCGTTCTTGATGTCGAAGAACCTGATGCGCTCCACGTCGCTCGTGGACAGCATTCGCGCTCTCCTCGACGAGAACGACTCGCTCCGCGCAAAGGCGACAGACGGGGAGCAGTATCGGACTGACCTCGTTGCCGACGCGCTCACGCACGGCACCCGCGCCTACGGCAACACCTTCAAGGCAGACATGTATCGCGGCATGCTCCAGAGCATGAGTATCGAGAATATCCGGCAGATGCGCGACGACTGGAAGGGATTGGGCGATGCCGCGATCCCGACCGGACGGCGCACCGTCGATGAACCCATCCCAACCACAAAAACCGCAGGCGATCCGTCCCTGCACCGGGCATAGGGCGTAGGAGGCTCAGATGGCAAACCCACGCAACACAACCGACTTTGGGGATCTGCTTGCGGAACAGGTAACGTATCTGCACGATTCCTCAATTGTGTTCGACCGGACAAAGGCGAACGGCAGCGCTCAAGTAGGACTCGCTGTTCGTCTCACGGCAGATCGCACCGTAGGACTGACGCAGGATGCGACCCCCGTCCACGGTAAGCTGATCAATGTCGAAGGCGATGGCAAGTGCGCCGTGCAGGTGCGCGGCTACTGCGAGCTGCCGGGAGGGACCGGCGCGACGTTCACCCTCGGTGCAGGCGTCGTGGGCGACCTCGATACCGCAGCAGAGGGCTACGTGCGCGGACGTGCCGCAGCAACCCTCGCGGAAGTCGCCGTGCAACGCGGGCGCGTGATCGACGACACGACCTTGACCGCCGTTATCATCGACCTGGGATAAGGAGACACCAGCATGACTCCAGTAATCACGCCTGGTCGCCTGACACCAGGGGAAGCACGCGAGCGACTGTCGCGCAGCGACGGGCATCGCCTCTACGAAGAAGCCTACAAGAAAGGCTCCAATATCTCGGTCTGGTTGGATGACCAGATCGGCTTCGATAGGGAGCGTGGGCTAGACGGTTTCGAGCAGATCCTCGCGGAAGCGGGTATCCGCACCGGAAGCCGTCTCGACCACGGCATCCAGGCAGACACGGTAGATACGTTCTTCCAGGACGAGAACCGCGCCCTGTTCCCCGAGTGGTTCGCCCGCCAGTGGCGCAAGGTGTCCTTCGCATCCGGCGCGCAACTGCGCGGCAGCGACGTGTACATGTCCTCGGACCTGAACGCGCTGATCACCGGGAATGTGGATGGTGCCGTCACCGTGCAGCGCCCGCTCCCCTTGCTCGAAGCCGCCGTGCCGCTGAACGATATCGTCGCGCAGACGACGGGCATCACCGGCAGCACGGTGTACCAGGCGCTCTATATCACGGAGCCTGCTGCGGCTGAGACGCGCATGGTGCGTATCGCAGAGACGGCGGAGATTCCACGCGCCAAGATCACGTCAGGCAAGAGCGCGATCAATCTGTATAAGTACGGTCGCGCGCTGGAAGCGAGTTACGAAGAACTCCGCCGCATGCGGATCGACCGTCTCGCCTTCCATATTCAGCGCATGGCGATCCAGTCGGAGATCGACAAGGTTGCCGCCGTGATCGACGTGCTGATCCTGGGCGATGGCAACACCAACCCGGCAGTTAGCACCAACATCTCAACCCTCGACGCCCTTGCGGTCGGCGGCATCATCACCGTCCTCGGGTGGGTGAGTTGGAAAGTGAAGCGCAATCAGGGCGCGTATCGCCTGACCACCGTCTTAGTGCGCGAGGCAACGGCGATCAAGCTCCTGATGCTCAATATGGGCAGCTCCAACTATCCGGTCAACGTCGTCGCCGGTCCTATGGGCATCGGTGAACTGGTGCCGATGGGCAACTGGAACCGCACCAAGGACAACGTGCAGTACGGTGTCACCGAGGAAGTCGGCGCGACGCAGATCGTCGGTCTGGATGCGCGACAGGCTATAGAGCGCGTGTTCGAGATCGGCGGCACGGTGAACGAAATCGCACGGTTCGTGACACGTCAGACTGAGGTAATGACTTTCACTGAGATCGAGGGTTTTTCGAAGATCGATGTCAATGCGGCGTGGATCTTGAACCTTGCGTGAATCAAAGGAGCAGTTGAGTTCAACAACTGCTCCATAAGTATACTATACGTGCGAGAGGGTAGATATGGCTAAGAACAAAACCCTATGGGTGAAAGCGGTCAAGGGCATCGATCATAACGGCAAGGTAGGCGAGCATCAGGTGCTCCTATTCGAGCGCGATCCGGCACACCCTTCCGGCGAGGCGTTCATCGCTGGACCCCTTCCCGTCGAGGTAGGCGATACCACCGCTGTTGTGACCCTGCTCAAAGACGGCGCTATCGAGGAGACGGAAGCGCCTGCCGATGCCGCCGCTCCTGTCACGGCGGAGCAGTTGGAGGCGCAGATCGCTAACCTCCAGGCGCAACTGACCGCGAAGCGTGCCGATGCACAGGTGCAGTTGCAGGCGAAGGCAGACGCGAAGAAGGCATCGACCACGCCTCCACCGGCATAAGGACGTATCATGCCCCACACGACAGAGGGAGAGTATGTTCAGGGTAAATGTTTCCACGCAGTACGAGCAATAATGCGTTGTGTATGTTCGTACGATATGTGGAACATTTCTGCTAACTCAGAGATCAGCATTGTGCGATGCACACGTTGTTCTCTGATAAAGCGTACATCTTCCTCTGTTAGTTTGGAATTATGGTGGAGTTCTCCTTTGCAGGGATTAGACCGTTCACGAGAATACATGTCGTCGGAGTTATCTTGATACGTACCTGGAAGAAGATGCGACGGATTACAGCACAATCGAACATCGCACGTATGCCGTATAATCATGCCATCGGGAATACTTCCGTAGGTCAATTGGTATGCAAGACGGTGAACGAGAATCTGAGTATTGTGCCATCTCACCAAAGAATAACCGTTGACTCTTCGCTTTCCTTGCCACAGCCAGCAGTCGGTAGAGGATCGTCGATCAACTTTGTTCCAGAACTTTGCAGGTGTGTTAGTATTTGGGTGCATCACGAGTTCCTTTCGCGGTGTCATGCCACGGCTGTTGACGCAGCGCGTGGCTTTGCTATGCGTAGTATAGGGGTATTATAACATGCCGCATACTACTCTTAGCGACTTCGCTCTGTACGCGGGAGAGGGATACGACTCGTCGAAAGACAGTCGTATCACCTACTACCTCCCCATCGCGGAGCGCGACCTCGTGCGACGAGTCGGTGTGGATTTCTACGATGCGTCGGACCCCACATCCGACGCGTCGCAGGACTGGATCTTCGTTACCTGCGCGCTGGTGGACTACTACCTGTTGTATGACGATCCCGAGCTACGTGCCGATGCGGGAGGTCCATACAAGAGCAAGCGGCTAGGAGACTACGCCTTTACGCTGCGTGACGATATGTGGACACCCTACCGCGACCCGCGTATCAGGGATATCATCTCCGACTACGACACGGTAGGTACTGCCTCGTCGCTGTTCTTCATCACCGCAGTAGGACCGGCACCCTATCCGCGTACGGAGACGACCGAGCTATGAGCTTCCGTTCGTCACTCTCGCAGCGCTGCGCGGTGCTCAAGCCGCAGATTGGCTCGATGTCCTCGTGGAACACGATCCAGACGACATACGTCGCGCCGGTTGGGTTGCAGAGTGTGCCGTGCTTCTTCTATCCCGAGCGGGGCGGAGAGTACCCGGATACGGAGCGTACCGTGGCACTCGATACGGTCGTGTTCGACTTCCTGCCCACCGTCTCCGTGGAAGCGACAGACAGGATCTCTTTCGACGGCGCGGAGTACCATGTGATCCAGAGTGTTCTCGTCGGGGGCGGGCATCACCGCAAAGTGCGGGCGCAGAAGATCGTGGTGTCGAAATAATGGCACGCTTCGTATTGAACAAGAAATTCATGCCCGATATAGAGGATCGTGTCGTGCGTGCGTTGAACAAGACAAGCCAGCGCTCCAAGCCCACGGTCAAGGCGCTCACGCCGGTTCTGACCGGATACGCACGGCGCTCCGTGCATGCCATCGTGCTCTACCCGAACGGACAGTGGGCGGGTGATGTGGTGGACGACAACTCGCTGCCCATCCCACCTTACGATCCGGTGGCGATGCACACGGCGATCATCGGGAGCAACACGGAGCCACGTCCAGACAACTTCACCGGACCTGGAGGATACTACCTCGGTCTGGAGATGGGGATCTTCTCGAAAAAGGGCAGCAACATGCTCGCGACCGGCTATAACGAGATGGTATCGAATGTGATGCAGGACGTGAAAGACGCGCTGAAATGAGTGGTTTTATCGATCCGATTGAAGCATTTGTCGCGTACTGCCTCTCCGACTTCACATTCAACGCCGTCGTCGATGGGCGCGTGTGCGGCTCCCCGCCCGGACTGTCGGGCATCGGTCCATCCGCGTTCGCTCCATCTGGCATCCCGTACGCATCGCTCGTCGTGTCGCAGGGTGGTGGAACCGTGGAACGCGCCTATCCGGTCATGTCTCCGATCCTGTACTTGCGCGCATACGGGCAGACCGCCAACGAAGCGGTCCAGGTGCTCCAGGCGCTCTCTCCTCTGCTGTACCACACGACGGGTGAACTCAAAGGGCGTCTCAGGGAGAACATCACCATCGCAAATCGCTGGCTCATGTACAAGGCGGAGTTTGGAGCGTTACCTGCTCCTGTCGTGGAACAGCAGAGTAATTGGCCCGTAGCGTATACTACGCTACAGACGAAGTTCGATTCGTTACGGGGAGCATAAGACATGGCGCGTCCT